AACCGCCTTAACTGCTCTGGATCTCAGACTCATTTCCTTTCTGTTCTCTGCCTTACGGGTAGGGCGTGGTGATTCTGGTTTTGATGAATCAGCAGCCATTGAGAACTTTTCATCAACTGCTTCAACTTCTTCTTTCTTCAGGTTTGCCTTACGATACTCAAGATCAGCACGAGTGCCACGATCCATCTTACCCTGAGACTTAGGCTTTGTCTTACCACCTACATCAGGTTGCATACCAGGGTTTGCTGCCTTGACTCTGCGACCGTGAGTGTATTCAGCACCAGATTGCTTAGAGTCACCAGAAACCATCTTTCCACCAGGAGAACGAGAGTCAGCATACTCTTTCTCAGACTGACCATGCTTACCCTTGTAGAGTTCTTCAACTTTCTGAGGAGCATGAACTTGCTCAAATGCTTCCATCAAACCTCTAAGATTATTCAGATCCATTTTGGAAAATTTCTATTCTTCTATGGATATTTATAAAAAAAGACCCTTAAAGGGTCTCAGAGTTTACCACCAACAGTTCCTTCATGTTTGATTGTGTCATCAGGCCATCCTTCTTGCAACCCTTTCAAATAAAATCTGGCTGCTCTGATGCAATCTTCTTCAGTCAAAGCAGAAACAAGGTTCTTACCTTCTTTGTCTACACCATTCCAAAGAAATCGTCCTTTCTCAACATAAAAGGCATCATCAATCAATTTCTTGTTCATCATTCTTTTTATTAAATCCAAAAGGTGCTAAAGTATTTTCTAATTTTACCTTTAGAGCAACTGTGCCAATTGCTTCCATAACTTTCAAAATGTCTTCTGGTTTAGCACCATCACCAAGTTCTTTAGCAATGTACCAATACTTAGGCCAAAATTCTTCACCTGCCTTTTGATAATCTTCAAGCGTCAGTAGTTTCATTCTTCAATTCATTCTCAATTTGTTTGTCAATTTCAGTGATCACTTCACGAATCTGATTAATGCGCTGTGGCACACAAGTGGGATTGTAAGTGAATTCATTCTGAGATTCAAATAGTGCTTGACGTACTGCAGCGGCAGAACGAACATCCATTTCAACGCTGATCATCTTCTTTCTCGTTAAGTTTATTTTGTCTAATAGTTTCGTGCAGTCGTTCTACTGCTTTACGAACCTCATCGGTTTCTTCCCATTCAAAGATGTCACCTGAACTAGTCATAAATTCTCTCTTAGTCACAGATCTCCCTCCACACGATTTTCAGAACGATATACATCAAAGGATCCTTCAGGATAGCGAGCACTCAGTTTCTCATAATTCATTTCAAGAATCTCTTCAAACGAAGTATCAAGTGCCATACATGCTTGAGCAAGATACCACATGATATCACCAAGTTCACGCTTCAGGTGGAAAGCATTTTCATCATTCCAGGGTTTGCCTTGAAGAAAAACTTTCTTTACAACTTCAGTAAACTCACCTGCTTCTGCGCTGATGCCAAATGCTGCTGTCATCAAACGAGGGACATCTGCATCTGCTTCAACATCAAGTTCAGTCAGACGAGTCAAAAGTTTTGCAAGATCAGAACTTGCAGGACTAGTCGTTTGGCGAACAAACTCAACATATTTTTTAGTGTCAATTTGTTTTGTCATACTAGAATTTAAATCCGTCAAATGATTTTTTGGGTTTGTTTTCTTCATAAGTATACTCTTCCTCTCTACCCTTGTCAAGGATTTCGTTCTGTGCAGACTGTTCACAATCATAGAGACGCATCTTAGCACGATCAATACCAACTACAAATCGTTTATGAACTGTTGGATCATTGTATCGATTCTTCAATTGCTTTACCATAATTTGTCCCAGTTCTTCAAGCTCATCTGTAGAAATAAGGGCAAACATAAGATCAGCAGTAGCAGGGAGACCAAAGGATTCACTAGTATCAGTAAGTTCAACGTCACTGCTACCATAACCAGAGCGAGTGGTCTGCGTGGCAGAAACGATAGGGACGTTTGCCTCAACAGCCAACCCTCGAAGTTCCTCAGCAATCGCTTTGATATAGCTATATGAATTGACAGTGCTATTCCCGCGATACCGCGAGGAAGCACATATATTAAGGTAATCAATGAAAATAATATCAGGACGGAATGACTTCTTAAGTGCAAGTTCATTAAGAAGTGATTTAAAGTGTCCACTATGGGCAGATGCTGTAGGGTACTCCTTAATAATTAGGGTTCCTTGAGTTTTCTTAGAAAGGTTAGTTACCTTACTTTCAAACATCACTTTAGGAAGTTGACTAATCTCTTGAATGGGGACATTGAGAAGGTTAGCGTCAATTCGTTCTGCAATTTTTTCCTCAGCCATTTCAAGCGTGATATAAAGTACATTCTTCCCACATAATAAGGCGGAAGATGCGACATGGCACATAAAGAGACTTTTACCGACACCAGTGCCAGCAAGAGCAATATTAAGAGTCTTATTTGGAAGACCACCCTTCGTAATTTTATTAAAATACTCAAGATCAAATTCGATCTTGTCTTCTTTCTTGTGATAGGATTCATAACGCTGTTCATAATCAATCAAATAGTCATGTCCAACGTGAGTATCAAAAGATACTGCGAGAGCATCAGATAGAATGCTTGGAATAGCATCTCTATCTTTTTTATCATCCTTACCATCTGCCAAAGCAATTGATTCCATCAATGCCAGATAGATGGCACGATCTCTGCACCATTTTTCTGTTGTATCAACTAACCATCCAAAGTCAGTCGGAACATCTTCAAGATAACTAATCAGTTTAGTTATCTCTTGAAAGGTAGAATCTGTTATATCAGATCTCTTCTCCACCTCAATACAAATAACTTCTTTTGTAGTTGGTTGATTGTACTCAGTGACAAAATTAAGAATCTCTTCAAACACAATCTTCTGATTGATGTCTTCAAAATATTCTGCCTTAATAAAAGGCACAACTTTACGAAGATACTCTTCATTGTAAAGAAGATTTCTGAGGATTAGGACTTCAACTTTATCCATGAGGTATATCAAATACAAATGTTATTCTTGTCTCATCACCGATGTTAACGGTTCCATGAGGTAATTTATTGTTGAACCATAAGAGAGTTCCTGGTTCTACAATGATACTTTCATTGCCACAAAAGTACTGATACCTACCAATGATAGAAAGATGATATCTATCTCTGGTTAGGTAGTAAGTTCCTTCGTCAATATGTGCTCCTACAATTTCATCTACAGGAAGTGAAAGAAAACCGCACCTATGAATCTCTGCGTTCTTAAAATGCTTGCGTATGATCTTTCGAATCTCACTGTGATGAGAATATGCTGGAGTTTTAACATTGATCTCAGAATCCCCAACAAAGTCTTCTTTGTTACGAACCCCACCCATTATAAGTTGAAGGGCACTTACTGGCAAGTCTGCAAATCCCCTATCAACTAAGGACTGAGAATCCTTCAGATGTTTCTGATGATCCCAGTCCTGTGGATATTTCTTTAATTGTTCAATTACTTTGTTGACGTTTATTTTCGTCTTCAAAATTTTGATGTTTTCCATTGTTTAGATATTTGTCGCTCTCAGGTTCAGTGATAAGGGTCATTCCACTTTCAATGAATTCTTTTCCCTTATCAGTTTCTTTAAACCTGCGTTTACGATCCATAACTGAACTCCTGTTTTGCTATTTGGTCTAATTGATCCATTACTTCTGGAGTGAAATATACTTCGGGTTCTTTGAGAATTGCTTTAGCATAGACTTTTTTGCCGTCAATCTCGTATCGCCCAGCAACGTTTTTCCAGAGACCGCCAATCTCACCGAGTTCAAGAAGACCATAATAACGATCAAGGCCACGCTCATCGTAATACAAACGTACCGTAACATCTTTGTTCTCCTTACTCAAACGCGACTTAGCAGTCTTAGCTTTGATAAGATTGCCGACGATTTCTGTTCCGTCCTTTTCTTTCTTTTTGCTAAGATAGATGATTGTAGACGCTGCATATTTGAGGCCGCTGCCTCCTCCCATTTCTTTAGTTGGTACGTAAGCTCCGATAACATCGTAGGTATGGTTGGTAACGATCATTGGAATGTTTGCTTGACCCAACTTGAGAGTAAGCATACGGAATGCACCTTTAACCAATTGTGATTTGGTCATGTCACGAACTTGTTTGTCGTTGAGTGCGTCAGTGATTTCCTTCTCAGTGGAAAGCATACCCAGAGAGTCTAACACAAACATACAAGGTTTGCGTTCTTCTAATGGTTTCTTAAGGTATATATCTACTGCTTTGAGTGCTTTGCCACGAAACTCCTCAATAGTGACAACATTAACAACAACCAAACGAGAGGTATCAATTCCACGCGATTCAATCAGAGATTTGGTAATAGCAGCCTCAGTGTCAAAATAGAGGCAGTAACCATCAGGATTGGAATCAAGGAAATTCTTAACGACAGCGAGAGAGAAGAAAGTCTTTCCAGTAGAAGACTCTCCAGCAATAGCAGTAATCTTATTCCCAGATACACCACCAAATACGCTACCTGAAACCAGTGCGTTAAAAATGTACGAACCTGTGTCCACATAAGTTTCGGTTTCATCAATATCAGATGCTAACTTAGTAAAGTCATCACCAATCTCTTTTACAATATCTTTAAGAAAGTCCATCAAGCTACCATCCCATATTGTTCACGAAGGATTTTTTTATAAGGAAGACCCTGCTCACGCAGTTCTTGTACCAGTTTTAGTTTTTGATATAGTGCAACATCTCCACCAAGAGTCATTGCATTGATAATTTTATTCAGTTCTTCGTCGTTGATAGGAAGATCCATCATCCAAAAAATAGTTCAAGGTTTACAGTTTTCTCCACGTTCCATCCAATTGCATCCAGGATTGCTTTCAGGGGTTCAAGGAATGACTTTTCAAATTGTAAGTCATAATCAACGTATTTGTCAATTCCAAGTTCTTTGGGGAAATCTTGGATGAAAGAAATTACGTTTTCATGGAATATATTTGGTTTCTTTAAATAACAGAATTTGATTTTCTCTCCATTCTGAATCAAAGAATATTTGTTTGTAAGTTTCTTTTGTTTAATATAATGATTGAATAAAAGTGCTCCACGAACATGAATGGGAGTTCCCTTTATATAAATGTCAGATGATGATGCATATTTTACAACATCAGATGCTGATCTTGGGAAAGAAATATCTTCAGGGGGAAGTTTCTTAAATTCTTCTCTACAGGTATCAATAAAGTTGATCACATCATCTTCTGTCCCACTCATCATAAGTTTGAGACCATCTTTAATCATCTTGCGACAAGGTGCAGGAGTTGAAGACTTAACTGCCTCAATACCCATCATCTTCAGTTTAGGTTCAGTATATTGAACTCCTTCACTGTTCCATACGTTGAGAATATATCGCTTCTTGGCAGTCCAAATACCACGATCAGCGATGTTCTCACGCTTCATTTGCATCTTCTGTTCATACGCCGAAACGTAATCCGCAAGTTTCTGATAACTGCGTTCGATGAATGGTTCCAGTTTTTCTTGACAGATCTTGTCAAGTACTGAAACAATTGCTGCTTTATCACCAGACTTATTACCAAAGAATTTATCAACAAGAGGTCCCATATTAAGATAGATTGAGTCAGTGTCGGATGCAATGACATAATCTACGTTTTCTGTAGACAATAGTTTATTTAGATATTCGTTCATCTTATTCTCAATCCAACGGATAGAGACTTGACCAGAAAGCGTAATCGCTTCTGCATTGGCCAATTTGTAGTAACGGAAATACTGATTACCGATTGCACCATAAGCAGAGTTGAGTGAAATCTTTTTAGCCATCTGGATATTATTGCAACGTGCAATCTCTTTCTCCAGTGCCTTAGTAGGAGTCTTTTCATACTGTTGTTTTGCAGCGAGCATCTTCTTTTTAAATATAACACGGTCGCCATACATTTTCTCCATCAGTTCTGGCAAGAACCCACGAATATCTTTGCGATACATTGCGCCATTGGCACATACTGCATTGTCTTTATACAATTCAAAGTTTATCTCTTCATTCAGTATCCTATTAACAGTTGCTGTTGGATGCTTTTCCTCAAGAAGAGTTTCTGGAGAAATATTATACTGCATGATCAAGTGTGGGTACAGAGAGTTCAAGTCAAAACTCACAACCCAATCATACTTTCCAGGAATGGGTTCTTTCACATATGCACCGGCATACTTTTCATTCTTATCAGAACGAACTTTGGGGGGAATGACAATATTTCTTTTCTTCAAATAGTTGTAGATAATATTGTCCCACATTCTTACTTGATAGAACACGTCAACATAATTCACCTTGGCATCATACGCCATGGTGAGGGCGAGTTCAATCAGTTTCATCTTGTCTTCTAGACGATCGACAAGTTCCACGTCAACGATGTTGTATTCAATAAACTTCTGCCACCCATGAGTATAGAAATCTTTAAAGGTATCAAACTCAGAGTGATCAAGTTTCTTCTGACCAAGTTCTACGCTGGCAATATAATCAAGACGATATGATTCTTGCGCTTTGTAAGTGAACTTCTTATACAAATCAAGGTAGTCAAGTTGAGTGACACCACCAACATCAAAGGTTGTGTGCTTACGACCTTGAATGAAAGTTTCACCTTGAGTTACAAGACCCCAAGGAGAGAATCTCTTCATTAGTTTCTCACCAAGGACACGATCAAGTCGTTTGCAAATATAAGGAATATCATACAACTGAATGTTCCATCCAGTAATCACATCTGGAACGTCAACCATCCAATAATTGATAAAGTGATTGAGAAGTTCATATTCACTTGGACAATAATGGTATGTTACATTCTCCTGCTTATTGTTGAATGGTTTTACTCCCCAAGTAGTGATCTTCTTGGTTGCATAATCCTGAATAGTAATCGCAAGGATTTCTTCTGAAGCAGACTCCACATCAGGGAATCCCTCTTCAGATGAAACCTCAATATCCAAAGTTACAAGTTTGATTTGTTTTGTATCAAACTTGATTTCATCTTCTGGATACTTTTCTGAAATGTATTGATAGATGTATCGATCATTTCCATAGATCTCAAATCCATCAACTCCTTCATATTTTTTGTAAAACTCACGACAATCACGAACAGTGCCTGGTTTTACTTCTTCTACGTGTTCTCCACCTAATGTTACATATTTTGTTTCCCTTTTGCTTTTTACATAAAGCGTAGGATAAAACTCATCTCTTGTTTCAAATCTTTTTCCATTTTCAACTCCACGAACGAGGAACTGATTGCCAATCAATTGAACATTAGTGTAAAAGCGCATTACTTAATCAGGTCCTGATATTTTTCAAGTAGGGTGGGCATAGGATCTGCAAGAGTTAAAATCTTGTCAGAACTCATCATAAAAGTTTCTTGTTTTGTCAACTTTAACATAAATGGCGTAAGAGTATAAGTCGCCTCTTTGTATTCAGTTACAATGCAAGGTTTGATCAATTTGCAATCTGGTTCTCCAATATCAGCACCAACCTCTTCAATCTGCGATATAAGAATCTGATTGTTCATCAGAAACATCACTTTGATTACTTTGTCCATGGTTTACAACATCCTCGATATACATTTCTTTTAATTTGGCAGTTGGTTCTACCATAGTAACAAGCCAATCTGCAGGAACTGGAATTCTTTTATCTGCAGAAAGTGGAATCCATGGGAAAAGAGAAACTTCATATCCTGCCTTTTGAACTCCATTCTGAATTTCTTCATTGAGAAGACTTGGATTCCTCATTTTAATGATGCAAGGTTTATCCAAAAAATATCCAACAACTCTTGGATTCTCTTCTTCACCTACTGCCATCTCTGAAACATCAGCAATGATGTCTTCACCAGATTTTAGTACAACTAATTTAATGGTCATAACACAAATTTACCTATTAGTATTATAGCAATAAAAAAGAGGGGGGTCAACTGGATTTTGCCAGTTCCCCCTCCGTCTGCGCCGACGATATTCGTTATTATTTAGAGATAATCTTTACGTGCATGATGGTCTGGAACTATTTTTCCAAGGACGATTCTGAGGAGTCCGTCTTCGAAGGTAACGTCTCGTACTTCGGTGTCGTCGGATAAAGTCCACGCTCGTTTAAAGCTTCTGCTAGCCACTCCCTTGTGGATAAAGGTCTTCTCCGACTCTGTATCTTCCCTTTGTCCTTCGACAAAAAGTTTTCCATACTCCGTGAAAACATTGACTTCTCCTTTCTTAAATCCTGCTAATGCAATCTCTAAGTGTGATTCTACATTATTTACCTGAATAAGGTTGTAAGGCGGATAGTTTGTTGTAGTTTCATGAAGATTAAAAAGACGATCAAAATATTCGTCCATACCAATACTGTTCTTGGTGATCTTATCCATCAAGGTATTAAGATCCGCAGCAGAATAACGCTGGATGTTCATTATGGTAGCTCCTTTAAAAGCGAGTTTGTGTTGTGTGGACCCTTACGGCATCCATTACTAATTATACAAGAAAGCATAAAAAAGGGAGTGTAGAAAACCACACTCCCTTCTAGGGTGTTCCGACTTGTAGAGTGCCGCACGAATGGCACACTACTATTTATTCTGCCTCTTGAGTTTTACCCTTCTTACCAATGTTGTACTTCTGCTCAAGAATCCAATCACCTTTGTCCTTGTAAGCAAGAACCTTGATTTGATTCAGAGGAGCAATATCAACAACACTATCCTCTTTAACAATTGTAATCAATCCCCAGTCTGCAAGCAAACGTGCAATGCGATTACGACGCTGAACATCATTCACTGTGAGATTAGCGTGTTTGCCATCAAGCGCAAACAGTTCTTTAAAGTGAACAATGAAATATCTACCCTGTTTGTGCAGGATATGGCATGATTGATAGAGTTTCTTTTCCTTGCGCGATGCAACTCCGATGCGGGTTAAAGTCTCACGGACTTTAAGGAAGTCATCAGGTTCATTAAGAATTACCTCCACCATTTGGTCCTGAGACCACTGTACTGTAGGTTCTACCGTAGTAGTCATTTTGTTCCTCCAATGTCAAGTCGTTGTTTAATAAAAGTGATTTGTTCGTTTGTCAGGATTTTCAGTGCTTGGGATGCTTTTTCATTACTATAACCATAGTATTGTTTTACACATTCTAAGTCTGTGACTTTATCCTTACGGAGCCAAGGAGAGAATCTCTTCTTTTTCCTGAGACTATTTAGATAAAATGAATATTGCATATCTTTATCTAAGAAATGATACTTATTCATTTCGTTTGCAAACATAATACAGTCCAAGTGTCCAGAAAGACAACGATTGACAATGTATGGAGGATATTCCTTTGTATGTTCAGTAAGATCTTCTTTTGTAAAGTTAATTGAGTTAAGCCAGTCTTTGAGTTCCATTATCTAATAATCTCCAAGTTTGCACCAGGTTCCCAAATCTCAAGTTGAGTTCTAACTCTCCCATCAGATTTAAGTTTTTCATATCTCTTTGACGCTTTCTTTTTCCACCAAGAAATTGCCTCTTCTGTATTGTGACGAAAGTCTCCAAGATAATACCTTTTCTTCTCAGTCAAAGATTTTGCATGATTAATACAATCATTAAACTCTTTAAGTTTATTCTCATCTTGCAAAGACTTACGAATAATAGAGATCATCTTAGTTTGAATCTTGAGTTTCTTAGATGACTTGTCTGCGGAAATCAGACGCTCACCACCATTACGCTCATTAAACCACCAGAAGAAGTCACGAAACTCATCATCATGAAAGAGAGGCAAGAAGTTACTCTCAGTGTCACCAATATGTCTTAGAAAGGGTTTGAGTCCATCGTACATAGACACACCCTTGGTGGTTCCATACAGAGAAGTGGTCTCAAAGTATTTGAGATCAGTTCCATACTTATCATCAAACTGCTGCTTGAGTTCTTTTGATGATGCTAAAAGGGCAAGTAACTTTCCCCCCAAGTAATTGAATCCAAAAGGTTGAGTAGGAACAATATTAAAACCCATGACAAAATGAGCGTTAATATCAGAGAGAGGAAGGACTTTTCCAAAGTAATCATTGCGTGGTTTACTATTGATTGTTGGAGATCCAAATCGAACAACCCCAACCACTTTATCACTATTTGTTTCTACAACAATCCACTTGTGAGTTCTACCAGGAATCGCTTCCTCAATAGCATTAGATGCAGTGAGATTAAGAGTCTCAGAATACAACCATTGATTGTATCTTGATGTTGTCTTTGGATTCGTATCGACAATATGAATCTGGAAGTTCATATCATTTGGATGAACATCAAACGAATCATAGAATTCAGAATCAGCACCAAATAAAGCACCAGATCTATCAGAAATCCTATCCTTCTTCACAAAACGAAGATAGTCATCAATACGATTGAACTGAGAATAATAATTTATAAATTTATTAGCAGCATAAACTGCATCATCCTCAGTCAGTATCATTCGTACTCCCCAGTTTTATTTTTTTGTCCAACCTCACATACAACATGAATAGCAGTTGATTTAGTTGCTTCTGCCATCTGACGATATCCAGTTCCAACATATACTTGACCTGCTACAACAGTAACAGTACAAATACCCCAGAACACATAATACCAATGAGACTTAATTTGTTTAATCATTTGAATCACACTCAAGAATGTCTGTTTTATGTCTGTTTTTATGGCAATTCTTACATAATGGTATGCACTTTGCCTTTTCGCAAATAAGTTTTTCTCTACCATAGAGAAACTTACCATCACCCAAATTAAATGATTTTGTTGACGGATCTATATGATGGTATTCTATATCTTGAGTTTTTCCACAGTCTTCACATACATCATCTTTTGTCAACTCCTCCCAAAAAGATTTCTTTTTTTTCCTTTGCTCTGCTGATTTCTCTTGATTTTTCTTTTTAAACTCCGGATCATCTTTCCTATCAGCATACCAATTTGCTTGTGCGGAAGTTTGTTTATCTCCCGTATAAATTGAATCTAATTTAGTTTTATGTGTCATTTGAATTCACACTCCACCATAATTTCAGTTAGCGCCGCCAGAAGATTAATTTCTTGATCGGCAACGAAGGCAATTTGATACTGATACTTAGCAATAATAAGCACAGCAGCAGGAATACTAGGGTTTTCAAGGGATACAAGAAGAGCATCGTAAATACGACGCAGAAGTACCCCAGAATCATTGTCCAGATTACTAACGACCCATTTACGTACTTCAGGGAAGTTCTTTTCTTTAAGGTTTTTAACGAGATCATTTACTTTTACATCACCAAAGGTTGCAAGAATACCAGAATTAATTTCTCCACCAGAAGAATAACGTTGACACTCATTAAGAACACGTCTCCAGTCAGGAAAGTGCTTATTGATTAGTTCAAGAAGAACTTTATTATCATACTTTACACCTTCTGCAGATAGAATTTCTTGAAGGCGTCCATAAAAACCTGCAGCCAACTGCGCCTTCTCTTTTCCCTTGATTGAGAAGTCAACGACGGCACATCGGGAGTGAAGAGGTTCAATGATTTTGTTTTTGTAGTTGCAGGTAAAGACGAATCTGCAGTTGCCACTAAATTCCTCAGTAAACGCACGTAGGAGGAGTTGTACGTCGTTTGTTGTGTTATCTGCCTCATCAATGATGATGACTTTGTGTTTAGCAGTTGACGAAAGCGATACGGTCGAAGCGAAGTTCTTCGCATTGTTTCTGACAGTATCGAGGAATCTACCCTCGTCGGATCCGTTGATGACATATACATCTACTCCAAGTTCGTTACACAGTGCTTTTGCTACGGTTGTCTTTCCACACCCAGCAGGCCCTGCAAGGAGCAGATTAGGAACTTCCCCCTTATCTAGGAAGTCTTTGAAAGTTTGTTTGGTTGCATCAGGAAGAATACAATCCTCAATAGTCTTAGGGCGATATTTTTCAACCCAAAGAAATTCATCACGACTCATAATTTATACCCAATCAGGTTTACGTTGTGGGAGGCGAAGATAATTATCGCATACCCATGGTTTAGATGCAATATACAATTTGTACGCTTCAAACGTACTAATTGTACGATCTAGTTTAAATTCGTCTGGCATCGCTCTTGCAAATGGTGTTGTTTCTTTTCCACTACGACCTTGTGGGTCTGCGGTTGGAAAGATTTCTCTTGCAGCAAGAAGAGTATTAAAACACGTATGAACTTTACCATATCGTGCTGCATACTCTTCACAAAGAGCAAATCCATGAGCAATCAACCACTGCCAATTATTCACAAACTCGTTTGCCCAGATAGTACAGGGATGGTTACGAAAAGCACCCTTCTCAGTAGCATAGGGAGTACCGTCTGCTTTGGGAAGAGTGCCAAATCCATGACCCCATTTGTCAGAAGCAACAATAGCAAGCATCTGACAGGTCTCTAGGGGCATCTTAACAATGTGCTTGTCAGGAAGAACCCTGGCAGATTCCCAGGGGTCAGGAGAAGTAACAAAGATATTCACTGGAAAAACTGGTTGATGTATCTTACACCCCAGTCTAATGCATGAAGTGGGATGTCGGCAATATTTTGTGCCAGAATGTCTTTTGCCTTAATAATTCGCTCTTGACCAAGAGCACGGATACATGCACCAGAGGAACGCATATACTCGTTTAGGTCATCATCATTTCCGTGTTTGAAACCACTGATATAGATGTCCCTAACTTCCCTCAGCAGTTTTTCTGTTTCTGGTTCAAATGCAATAGTTTCTTCCTTCAGGGGAATTGCCATATTCTTCATACAAGACATACTGAACTTCATTGCCTTTCGTGTCTCATAGGTAGAATAAGCAAAGATTTGCTTATCCCTATAAGCATATTGCATAACTCCGTTAGCACATTCCATCACACGAAGGACGGCAACTTTGTCTTTCTCACCATCAGACAAACTATTAAAGATAGTTTTCCAGTCTTTCATTCCAGTGGTCTCACAAATTCACGACTAACAATATTAGATGCATGAAGCATCTGTCTCATGTATTCTACACCAGCAGCAGGATCAGTGTGATCCCCACAGGTAAAAACGTCACAAACTGCCATACCCAACTCTGGCCAAGTGTGAATGCTGATGTGACTTTCAGCAAGCATTGCCACACAAGTTACACCTTGAGGATCAAACTTGTGTGAGTTGAGTGCCAGCAGAGTAGAATTACATTTGACGCTGGCATGATAAACCACATCCCTAATGTATTGTTCATCATCAAGAAGAACCATACTACAACCTTTCAAGGTAAAAAGGATGTGTTTCATCAACCAAAGCTGGAATCAGGTTCCAGAGCGATATAGTAAGTAAGATCGTGGTTTTTGCTAGTAAATCGAGAAAGAAGTTTTTGAGAAACAACAACTTCATAAGTTCCAGGAAGAACTTTGATGTTTTCTACTTTGAAGTTGAAGCAGAATTCATTCTCAGTTTCACCAACAACAATTGCAAAATCGTTGGAGGTTTCGTTTTTCTTATCACGAACAACCAGTTTCACAACACCTGCTTCACCAACGGCAGAGATATCGGGAAGTTGATAAACTGCTGCTGCCTTGAGCAGTTTGTCCAGTTGTTCAGTGCTCACTTCAAAGCAAACATCCTCACTAGGAAGATTAATTTCCTTGTCAGGTGGAGTGACAATTACATTGGGATCAGCGAAGAAATACTTAGAACGCATTTTACCTTCACGAATCACAACGTAACCTTCATTACCAAAGTCAAGTTCAGGACTTTGATGAAGGGTCAGACCATTAAGGAATTGATTCAGATCATAGATACCAAAATCTTTAGAGAACTCCTCAGTAATGGTTGCTTCTGCAAGGATGTTCTTCATCACACTAATAGTGCGAAGTTTGCTACCTTCTTTGAAAAGGATAGACTGATTGATGGAAGAAAAGTTCTTCAGGACAGAAAGAGTTTTATCAGAAAGTTTCATAGGGTTCCGTATTTTCATTACAAAGGCCAGCGAAGTGATAGAGAAGAATGCAATAGTGAATTGCTTTTAGAATGTCTTGTTTTGACTTACCATTCTTCTTACCAAAGCGAGAAAGGTATTTAATAGCATTGCTGCGACAGAAAGGTTCTGCGTCACCAATACCCTCAATCAAATCAAGGGTTTGAGTTTTAGATCCTTCAGAAGCATAGTGAGAACGATAAGTTCCGCCAAGATATTCACGAATTTCTTTGATGATTACGTCTTCATTGTACTTCCAAAAACCATTTTCGTTAGTAGGTGCTTCAGGAAGTTCTGGAATGTCATTCATGTTCAATTTAAATGTAGATGCGTCGTATGGAGAAAAGGAAATGTGATCTTCTCCCATTCCACCATAAATTCTAGATCCAACAAAAGAAACAGTATCAGCAGCTCCAATACCATCAGAACTAAACGTAATAGTATCAGAAGAATAGTGAGGATTTCCAGTTAGACTAATTCCATCTTGTTCCCAGAAATCATTCCAATCTCTTTCTGTTGTTTCACTGGTGCCACCAAGAATGGTGACATCATCTTTTTCAGGCATAACGCTGTTAATCATAATAACCTCTTTTCAATTATATCAAAATTGGGATTGCTCGTCAACGGGCATTTGGAAATCTGCATCAACTTTATCATACAGTTCCAAGAATGCTTGTTTGGTTTCGTCATCAAATCGGTTCACGCAAACTTGGATTGCTTTTGCTTTATCTTGGAAGATACTGTAGGCACGAACAATGTGAACCAGGCGGCGAGTACTGATGATTTCCTCAATACCACCATCATAAAAGGTCTTGCGGATAATGTCTGCCCAATCACAGAGACGCTTGAGGAAATCAAGATCAGCAGTTTCTTTGAATGCTCCAATAGAAGCAGCAACTTTGTAGAGAATTTTGTATTCGTTGGTAGCAGTGGGATACTCCTGCTCAAAGGTAACAGGGAAACGTTCTAGGAAAGCTTCATTGAGCACGTTAGTCCCAATGAATCGACCGTCGTCACTCCCCTTGCCCTTTGTGTTTGCCGTTGCGAAGATCTGGAAACCCTTGGCGGGCGTAATGTACTTGCCAATCTTCTTGAGGAAAACGCCTTTACCTTCAAGGATGGACTGGAGGCAAAGGATTTTGTTGCTAGCGAGGTCGATTTCGTCAAGAAGCAAGACGGCACCTCGTTGGAGGGCTTCCACAACGGGACCATTGTGCCAGACTGTGGCACCATCAACAAGGCGGAAGCCACCAATGAGATCATCTTCATCAGTTTCGATAGTAATGTTTACACGGATCAGTTCTCGTCCAAGTTGGGCACACGCTTGTTCAACAGATAGAGTTTTGCCGTTTCCAGAAAGACCTGTAATGAACGTTGGATAAAACAGATTGGATTGGATAATTTTTTTAATATCGCCAAAATTACCAAACTTGACGAAGGTATCATCTTTTGCAGGAATAAGGTTTTGCTCAATTGCAGGTAGTGCTGCAGGAGCATTATAGGAAGTTTCCAGTTCTTTTACAGTTTCTTTAGTTACTTCCAAATTCCACTTACCACGACTAGTTTTATAATCTTTGAGTCGATTAGTGATGGTTTGATAATTAAGATCATTCATAGCACAATAACCTTTGATGTCTCCAGAAGTGACTTCTGGACCATACTGATTCTTAAGATTGGTAATCAGTTGATCATCGGTCATAGGGAACTGAGAACGTGGCATAGTGTGTTTCGTTTCAACAGAGTCATTATAAAAGAAAAAGGGGGCGCTGAGCACCCCCCATGGTCACTTTGCAAATCGTCCATATTTGAACTTCATTGCTGCTAGTAACCAGGCGTCGGTTAATTTTTTAGGTCCTTCCAACAAAACTTTTCTGACCTTTGAATCTGTTTCTGAAGCAAGTGCTATTTCTTTCCAATTCATACGACTAAGGAAATAAATTCACCTAGGACTTTTTTATTTAGTTTCTTGGTTCTCAAACTTTTAACAAATGCTGACTTAATTTGAGATTTAGTTGCGTCTTCTTTAACATCAAACTCAGAATCTTGAGATAAAGCACTGGAAGACATTCCAAAGTATGCATCATATCCAGATTCTTTAATGCAGAAACTTTTTTGCTTTTTCCATTCAGTTTGGAGTTTGCAAAGTTCTTTACCATAATCATAGTACATTTTCATAAAGTAATTTGCATCACGAGAGGAAAGAACACGAATACCAATAAAGTTTACTGTGGGAAAGTTGTCCTTTAAATTCCTAAGCATAGTATCAGTAAACTTATGCCATTGATATTCAACTTTATATGTTGTTCCAATCTTACGATCGCGTACAAATGTTGTTTCCGGATTGATACGACGAGTTCCAATGTAAGGTTCTTCTTCCCAATCACGTTTTACTTCAACATGACGATTAAGTTGATTTGCTTCTCCATCAGTCAAAACAATACATTGTACTTTTTGTAGTTTATTTTCTTTCTGAAACTTTGGAAGAATTTGATGCAGAGAAACAAGTGCTTCATTCAGAGGAGTGCCAGAGAGACTCATTTGATCAGGGATACTATAAGTAGATCCATAAGAACATCCAAAATAAGACGCAATTCTCCAAATATTAAGCATTTGCTTTTCCAATTCTTTAGAAGAAGTCTTGCTACTGAGAATATTCATCATACTAAAATTGTCAGATACAGAAAGAAGTCCATCTTTCTTTTCATAATGAGCTTTGATTTCAGCAGGAATATATCGATCACTATTTTCATCATATGTTGTGCGATGCCATTCATTAGTGAAAGCATATACATCAAAAGGAATAGAAACTTTCTTACAGAACCAAATAAGATTAAAGAGTTGCTTACATGTATCCTGAAGAACTTGCGACATAGAACCACTCCAATCCAAAACAAAAATCAATCCATGATTTTTGCCATCAGGAATCACAGAAACCTTTTTGAATAGATCTTCATTGTACTTATAGGTATGAAGTTTAGTACAGTCCAGAACACCAGTGCGAGCAGTAGTAGAACGTGCATAAGAATCTGCTGACTTACGACACTCAAATTCTTTGACCAGATAGTTTACTTCTTTCTGAGTAGAGTTTTTAAACTTTTTAAATTCTAAGTCAACTTGATTATAAACATCTTCACCAAGATTCTCTTTTTGTTTTTTAAAATATGCATCCACTACACTATCAATTTTTTCATTATTAATAATCACAGACTCCAAATTTAGTTTTGGAAGTTCAACATAAACACTGTCTTGAGTATATTGGGAAATCAATTCACGAAGATTTTCCTCAAGTTTATCGACGGTGGTAACTTCAGGTTCTTCATTGGTTTCACCACCCATAGAGGTAGGTTGCTTCTGTTGTTCAGCAGTACCACCATAAGAGTTGGTTTCGCTAGGTTGTTCCTGATCACTCTCATTCTCACCCTCAGGTTGATCAGAGAAGTCAGAAGAAGGTTGGTTAGAACCTTCAGACTGAGACTCCAGACTGTCCATAGGAGTGTTGCTTTCTTCTTGTTTCTTTTGCTTACAGAATTTATAGAGTGCCTCTGCAGCAATCAGAACATCAGAAAAGGTTTCAGCATCAGCGATCAGATTGATAATTTCAGTCTCTTCACCACGTTCAATAGGAATATCAATATGATTTCCAATCTTGAACCAGAGGTTAGCGCGATCGGCAAGATTCATCTTAGAAATATCTTCATCTTTAAGAGCGAAAAAATCTTCATCACTCAGTTCTTTATATCCATTAAAAAATGTCTTTGCAAGTCCCATATACTTGCGCTTCATAAGTTTTTCAATGCGAGCATCCTCAACAATATTCACAAAAGAATGTGGAATGTTTTGCGGAGGGTCCTCATCTGGAGTAAAGAGTGCATGACCAACCTCATGACCAACAAGCATGTCATAAACAACATTACTTGCCCTATCCCAAATGGGAAGAGTCAGTACACGAGTATGAACATTGAACTGGGCAGTTTCAATCTTACGATGCTCCACAACCAAATCTTCAGTTGCAAGCAGTTTGGCAAGTTGAGATTTGATTTCGTGGGAGACAGACATGTTCTTCGTTTCGTATGTACCCATAATAAAACGAAAGGTCGCCCTTAGGACGACCCATGTGACGCTTTTTAAAGTGGCGCAGTGCTTCACGCCTTGATCTCATTGCTTGAGGTTTAAGGCGACGTTTCTGTTCTTTTTTACTATGGTGTTGCCAGTTCGGGGTAGAGTTGGCCAATTTCCTTGCGATAAAGTGATTTGATATTATCTATGAGAGCAGGAGTTTTGTCAAGTTTATTTGATTCATAATCTTGTTTTGAATATTTTACTTTTTGGTCCATAGTGACAGGAACACCAACAATATCACTCAACCAATTAGAAAAGTTTTCTCCAAGTCCATCTTCAAATCTCCACACATGTGTTTTATCTGATAGGAAGTCAAGTTGAGATCGATACCAGTTTACAGATTCTGTGCAAGGATAATTTTCAAGCATTGAGAAGAAATACATTGGATCTTCCATCAACTCTTGAATATCATCACCATATAAATGTTTGAGATAAATTGATGCTGAGATGAAGCGATCAATGGGGTTTCTTATGATGCAGACATGGGGAATATTTTCTACATCCAAATGCTTTTCATAATACTCTTTATGAAAATGAGCAACCTCTACACCATCAACACTTTTGTATTGGCGATCAACATCAACCTTATCATCCCATACCCAACCCTGTGCATCTAAATTTGATTCAACAAATCTACCACCAGTTCTTGGAATATGAATGAAAAAGAATCTCTTTCCTGTTTCTACATGCTTATATGTTGACATCAACTCGCCATTCTACTGAAACCTTTTACCTTCTCAAACTTAATTACGTTTTCAAATTTATCATGCAACGACTCTTTATGAGAGATCACAAATACGTTTGCATCTTTGATCACATACTTAATAATTTTAAGAAATTCCTCTGTACCAAAACCATCCAAAGAACTATCAAATACCTCATCCATAATCAGGAGATTTGTATTGACTGAGTTCTTCATCCTTGCAACTTCACGCCAGGTGAAAAGGAGTGCAAGGTCGATCCTCATTTTTTCTCCTTCGCTAAAAGAAGAGTATGAAAAATCTTCATGAATAGGGGACTGGACGGTTTCGTTAAATTCCTCATCAAGTGTGAAGTTAATATAAAAGTCCATCATTTGGAGATAACGATTGACTTGCTGATTTATCAGCGGTAGATACTTCTTAATGATTTTGGTTTTAACTCCACCGTCTTTAAGTAGACTGTACGAAAAATCGTAATAGTTGATAGTGTCCCGTCTAGAAGCGAGTTCGTCGTATGTAGTTTTTAAATTTTCCTTAAAGGATTCTAACTTCTCATGTTCAATATTTCTATTTGCAAGTTGGTCGGTAATTCTTTGAATTTCCGATTCCAAATTTCTGATTTGTCTGTGACATCCAGAAATTCTAGTATTGTTTTGAGAAATGCCATGAGTTAAGGAAGTAATCTCCTTTGATAAATTTGTAAATTGACGCTCTCGCTCTTCTTCCTCTTTAATTGCCTCCTCCAGTTCTTTATAACCGGATTGCAACTCTTTTGCTTTATTTTGAGCGTCTGTAATTCTATTTATTCTGAAGACCTCTTCAATTGACTGCGTACAGGTAGGGCAAACTGTATTCTCAGTGAAAAACTTGTGTTCTTTTGTAATAGTAGATACCTTGTTAGAAATTTTTCCTTTCAAGTTACCAAGTTTACGAAGTTTTTCTGTTGCACCAATAAATTTTTCAAGTTGTTCTTGACTCGTTTCAACCTTGCTATTCAAGTCTTCATTGCTCAGAATATATCCATTTTCTTCATCCAAAAGTTTTTGAATGATACTTTCCTTTTCTTCAATATTTTGCTTTCCTCTATTCTCAAGTTCCTCAATAAAATTTTCTTGCATAGAAACTTTTTCATTGAGAGATTCTTTTTTCAGTTCAAGAATTTTGATATCTTCTTTAACTGAACGAATCTTTTCTTTGATGACAGAATTCATCGTGGAAAAGATACGAATGTCAAGAAGATCTTCAATCACTTCTCTGCGATTTGCTGCAGACAATTGCATGAAGGGAACAAATGTGCTGCTACCAAGAATTACAATTTGAGTAAATGATTTGTAGTTCATTTTCAGAACGTTCTGTTCAAACCACTTCTGTTGATCCAAAGAAGCTGCCTCTTGATCCAACAAAGAATCATCTCTCCAGATCTCAAATACTGCTGGTTTAATTCCTCTGATAATTTTCCAGTCAGTTCCAGAAATAGAAAACTCAACCTCAACCTTACAATCCTTTTCGTTCACAGAATTGATGAGTTGGGGTTTATTAATTTTACGAAATGGTTTACCAAACAATGAAAAAGTCAGTGCATCCAGAACTGTGCTTTTTCCTGCTCCATTTGTTCCAATAATTAAGTTCGTTGTATTCTCAGTAAAATCAATTTCACTAAATTGATTTCCAGTGCTTAGGAAATTTTTCCAACGAATTTTTTTAAATAAAATCATGTTCAGATTTAGGAGGGATTACGAAATCATTCTTGGTAATAATAGTATACTTATAATCATTCATTTCGCACGTCTTTATCATTATATCATCTTCAATTTCAATGACGTGCATTTCTGGACTTCCATCTTCTTCCAACATCATAGCAAATCTCATGGCATCATCTTCTTCCTCGAAGAGATAGAGAATCTGATCTCCATCATCATCCATTACCGAATATGCGCCTTCTGTTTCTTTGCCGTGTATTGTTAGAATGTACATTTTAAATCATTTCACATGCTTCTTGATAAACTTCAGTAATTACTTTACGAATCGTCGATTTATCAAGATCTATTTCTGCCTCCTGAATATATCTATTCAAGATAGAAAGTGTGTCTTCTGATTCAAATGCTTCAAAATCTTCAGACTCTTGGATAGTGAAGTTTTCAACAACCTTTAAGTCAGCAACATTAGAGGAGTACAGTTTATCAATAAATTTTTCAAACTTTTTAGAATCACTCTTCTTACGAACAATAACTTTTACAATTTTGTTAGTATATTCTCTTGAATCAAAAGTTTGGTGATCAGTATCCTCATAGTAAATATTGTAAAACAATCTGTTTGGATTGTTGACTGGAACATGCTCTAAAGTTTCAGTATCAAAGATATGAAATCCTCTGGGATCGTTGACATCATTCCAGAACATTTCATAAGGATTGCCTAGATAGAAGACTGTTCCGTTATCCGATCGAGTGTGATAGTGTCCCGAGAAGACAGTTTCGAACTTCTCAAATAGTTTGCTCTCCAAACCATGCTCCATGAGGATTTGTCGATTAACTCTAAATCCTTGGAGTTCCAGGTGCCCCATCGCACACCTGCAAGTAGTCTTTTTGATAGTGTTAAGAGATAGTTTTTCATTTTCTTGATTTATCCAGGGTATAAAAAGTACTTTAAGATTATCTAATAAAACCTCTGTTGGTTCTGAATATACAGTGACATTATCATATTCACGCAGGAGTAAATCTACTCCATTAATGTCATTTGTATTTTTATAATAGGAATCATGATTACCTACAATCAAATGAAGTTTGATTCCTTTTTCTTTGATAGGGTCAAAAATATTATCCTTTGCCCAAGAAAGTGCTCCAAAATTAACACCTGTTCGATTGTCAAATGCATCACCCATGTGAACAATCGTGGTGATACCTTCCTTTTCTAAGGTTGGAAAGAAAACTTCATTGTAAAATTTTAAGAAGTAATCGTGAAAAAGTTTTGAATTTTTACGAGCACCATAATGAGTGTCAGTAATGATTGCGACTTTCATCAATAACGAAGTTTGGAATGCACGGCATCTTTAATACTATTGTAATCGGAGTAGTTCGATCCGTCAAGGGTGTTGTTGTCGTCGAACACCTCACTGTAACCAGATCGTTCAATAATCTTATTCTTAATGTCTAACTGACGCTTCTCTCTTTGAATCCTGCGGAGAAACGCATAATGAATGATCTGCGTAAAGTAAGCAAAAGGATTTTGGGATTTCTCAGGATCAAAATTATGAATGTACTGAACGCAATTTTCGATTCCATCAGAAATCATATCCTCCTTAAACATGTAGTTGACAAAGTTTGGTTTAAATGATAAGTGATTCGCAATCTTCAGGAAACACTCTCCAATGTAGCGAGGGATGGGAGGTTTACCTGGCCAAGACTTTCCTCTTTCAGATTTATCTTGCTCAGACAAAACTTTGTCAAACTTTTTTTTATAAGAAACTTCAACGTTAGTTCTATAATCGATCAGAGCAGCAAGAAACTCTTTGTTATTCACATAATGCTCTGACCTTTTTCTACGGGTCATTGTTTTTCCTATCATAAGTTTTATTCATAATATGTATGAATTATAGCACTGACAGAAATACTTGACAAGGTATCAAATAACGTGTACAATTACCTTTGTGGAGGTTGATAAGACTACTCTTGGCTTTTATTGAAGTCTATATTAAAGAGTTTCTCCAGTATCTCTTTTGCTTCATTTACATTAGCAACGTATCCCATTCTACGATTAATCTTAGATTGATTACCTTCAGTCTTTTGTGCTTGCTTTAAGTAGTCTTGATACATCAATATCATTTCTATATCAGAAGATTCAGACATTGTAAGTACATCTTCAAGATTAAGAATAAACATATCTTCTGTTGTTGTTTTTAACCAGGGTTCTATCTTGTATCCAACAACACCTATCCTTGTTTTAATTTCTTGGATAACTATTGGATTGAAAACAATCAGCATTGTTCTATCTTCTTCTTCAGAAGCTGCTACCTTAGCAAATATTTCTTCACCTGATTTTAATTTTACTGTTGCATAAAAGTCGTCTTCAATTCCCATTGTTCTTTAATTGTATTGTGATTATCTCATAATTAAATTTTTCTTCATTATAAGTTTTAATTCTTTCTATAAAATGATTGAGAGTATAATTTTTTCTGGACTTGGTTGAACAATCATCTGAGATGTCGTACAGAGTTGCTTTTACTTTGTCTTTTCCTTTTCTAAGAACTCGTCCAATACTTTGAAGATTACGGATTCTGGATTTACTTGGAGAGGCAAAGATAACATTATGGAGGTTTTTAATATTGATACCTGTAGAAAAAGTTCCATAAGAGGCAACAATAATTGCGTTGTTTTCTCTCTCTGTAATCTCTCTGACTAATTCTCTTTCTTCAGCATCCACTCCACCATGTACGAAAAATACTTTACGATCATCACCCGTGTTACTATTTATTTGTTCGTAAAGTACTGCACCATGAGCTTCTACTCTTGCAAACAAAATAAGAGTATTGCCTTTTAAATCTAAAGTAAGGTTACGAATGAACTTATTTCTCTGTTCGTGACTGATTAAATATTGTATCTCATCTTCATAAGTTTCAAACTTCTGGGGTGGGTGTTTAAGAACAAGACATTGAATGTCAAGTTGAGAAAGGTGTCCCTGTCTCATCAACTCCTCAGTTCTTGTTACTTTGTATGATGGTCCAAATAGACCTTCTAAGACCCATTTATGAGTCTGTGTACCGTCTAATGTTCCAGTGAATCCAAATCTATACTTAGCATGATGAAGTTTGGTCATGATTTGTATCAATGACTTGGACTTGAAAAGGTGTGCTTCATCACCTATAATACAACCATAATCCTCAAAGAAAGAACGCTCTAGTTTATACACAGACTGCCAAGTAGTGATGGTTACTGGTGCATCATTACTCTTCTCCCTACCAGAATAGATACGGTGGCAATATGAGTCAGCATCCCAACCATAATCCAAAAAGTCCTTGTACATCTGCTCTACAAGAGATGTCGTCGGAACAACTAGAAGAATTTTTTCGCCTTTATCCACAT